GTATAAGAAATAATCTTTCTTACGTTCCCAGAGTTGTTCTGGCACTATTTCGGCAGTTATCATTATAACGCCGCCAGTATTCATAGCTGGTGTTCTAATTGACATGTCAATTGTTGCCATACCATTTGTTGCTGACTTGTCCAAGTTTGCACCGTCTGTTGCATAACGTTGGTTAAATCCTATCATTGCACGTTGACGACCCAATAAAATTGGTTGTTTTAATGCTTCTTCAGGAACTCTAATTCCTGACATAAGCAAATCAATAACATGTTCGTCGTCTATTCCATCGTACTTTGCTCTTAATTTAGCAAATGCAGCTGTTTGTCGTGCTTGCTCAATGTCAGCTAATGACATTGTTGCGTTTCCACCTGTTGTTAACTCTGCATATATTTCATCAAATAAATACATATCGCCTTGGTCGATAATATCTGCTCTAGACATTGCAGGTGAAAATGCACCCGAGTCTGAACTTGAAGTATTTGCTGTTGCACTTAATGTAGAACCATCACGTGAAGCATATGGTGCTTTAATTGGAGCTTGAAATGTCAATCCAGCAAGTGTTACTTGTCCGTCTATTAAATTCTGATCATAATCAGGAACTATATTTTGCATTCCATTATTTATCCAAAACGCATCAGCTAATGTGTGATCAAATGCGTTTCTTAGTGGTAACGATTTAGATCGTGCTTTGCGTCTATGATTAACGATTGCGTTATATGCTTCACAAGCTGTTGTATTTAAATTTGAACCTTCAAAATGTATTCCCATTTGTCTGTAAAAATCGTAACCGAAATCTGCCCATCCTGTATTTGTATCAATAGCCGCGATATGTCCAGTACCAAAAGTTTGTACATTAGTTCCATCATAATATTTGTTGCTATCAAAAAATGGTATTACACTTCCTGCTGCGCCATTTTCTTTTTTATATGATCGGTTTAATTCGTCCATTGATCCGTTAAAACGGTCAAATGCAAGCATTGGTACGAAATGTGCGTAAAGTGTTACGCCAACACCGTTCATTAACATTTCTGATGTTTCCATCATTTCAACGTTCATGCGGATTTTACCGCTTTGAACACCGTCTTCGCGGTGAAGCCATTCGTATTTCAACGGCAGGATTTTCCCTGCGTCGCCTGATGTCAATACTCGACCTTTTGCAGATCGGCGCGATTTCTGTACAGTAATCGGGCTGTTTGGTATTAGTTCAGTCATTCTCATTTGCTCTTTCTCCTTGCAATGATTTTGGTTATAATTTTTCTTATTTTTTTACACTTGGCGCACATTATGGAAATAATTCTTCCATAATTTTTTGTTGTTGTAATATTGGTGTAACTAATATTTTTTCGTTACGATCAAATCCGATTGATTTTTCAAATGATTGTAATTTTGCATCTAATAAACCGCCAAATGAATTTGACTTTTGTTTAACAACTTTCTTAATCTGATTAATTACTTCGTCTGCAATTTTATCATTTTTAATCCTGATCGGATCTTTATTATTATTAATTCTAGATTGGTTTATATTTTGTATTGTTGCCAATACAGTTTCATAATCACCACCATGTTGTGCAATATATTGAGTTGCCACCATAGCGGCAGAACTCATTGCTTCATTTGCTGAATTTTCTAATAATTCTGGATTAGCAACCCTAAAATCTGGCATTGTACCAGTTGGGTCATAAACATTAACTGTTGATGGTATATCAGTGATTTCTCGTTGTTTTTCTGATAACTGCTTATTTTGCAAATTAATATTTGTTAATTGTGCTTGTTTCATTTTTTTATTGTAATTTGCTTCAAGAATACTTGGTATTCCTTGTGCAAATGTTTGAAAAAATGCCCCACTAGCTAAGTTGCCAGATGGGCCTTTTGTACTACCTTGACCGCCTGTTGCTCGTAGTACTGTTAATGGGTTAAACCCATTTTGCTCTGCTTCGCGTCTTAATTTAGCTAAATCTAAATCATTTGCTCCTTGCATAGCTTTTGCTGTTTTGCGTGCGCCTAATGCGCCTATTGCCGCTGAGGCTATTGCTCCCCACATATTATATCACTCCCGCATTTAACAATGTGTCCGAGAATAGGGCTAAACCCATAACTATTCCCGCTACCGTTGCTATTATGATGTCTTTTAATTTCATTTGATCCACCTCCGTGTTATGAGGTCGATCGATACTCCCGCTAAAGCGGTAAATCCCAAAACGA